CCTGTAATAACATTAAAATCTGGTTCTGCTGCTCCAGCTGAACTCATACCAAAAAAATTTCCTATTCTACTAAGAATATTTGGTTTCTCTGTTTGTTGTTGTTGAGCCGTGGATACATAGTTCTCTGCTTGTTGTCTAATCTCAGGTACATCACTATTCAACATAGCGTTTAATTGTTGATCTGATAAACCTATTCCATAACTAATCGATTGTTCTGCCATTATCTTCTTCCATCCGGTTGTGCATCAAGTCTAAAAGTTCCGTATCTCCAGGACTCACCTGTAGATGTATTAGCTATCTTAATAGCCACCAATCGTCCTCTAGCTCGAGTATCTATCTTATCAGTAGTTGAGGTAACTGTAAAGGGACCAAGAGGCGATCCTACAGGCGCATTATCCGGGTAATCATTTAAGAATAATGTAACGGTTGAGTTACCACGTAAATATTTAAAATCAGGTATAAATCTTTTAACTGACATAAAAAACTCTCCATCTCCTCTATAATCGACTACTCCTGTTGCCTGACCCAAGGCGCTTTTCCTAGATGTAATATCCCAGTCTCCAGATCTAATAAAAGCATCTATTGATGTAGTGCCAGAACTGTTGACCTGGTCGTCACCTTTCTCATGACAATAGTAAACAGATGCACCATATTTATTAGTTAAGCCACTAATAGCAGCAAAAACAGGCGTCTCTGTAGAGCCATAATCTGTAGCATATGGTTCAGGATATACACCCTGATCTTGATAACTAGATCTGTCTAGGGATGATGTTGTAAATACATTTTCTGAATAATTATAAGTTACACATCTATCAATCTGCTCTGATCCTGATTTAGGATAAAACCAATTTATTTCTGTGTATAAGGCATTAGGTGATGAATAAACAATATCAGCAGCTCCATAATTAATTCCAAGATTATCTCCATCTGTACTAAATACAAAGTCTTCAACTAAACATGGCAATGATTTAACAGTACCATCAAAAACAAAGAATCCTCCTTCAGCTGACATCCACCACACAGCTCCATTAGCATATGAAACAGCATTCTGTCCTATGCATCCACAATTTGTACCCACCTGTCTTACAGAGAAAGTAAATGGCGGACCAACAAATTGAATTACATAAGCAGCTTGATCAGTTAAACAAAATACATAATCTTTACCTTGAATAGCTGCTATAATTTTGTTTCCTGTGTCTAATCTAAATGTACCTGCAGTGTTAGTTGCACTAGGTGCATAAGTATTTAAATCTTCTTGATTAGAAAATCTTACAAACATCGGATCTTGTGTAGTTGAATCACCAATAGTTGTTTCTGTTCCAAAATGAAATAAATGCCTGTCTCTATCAGATACCAGAGTTGTTCGACTGGCTGTAGGATTATTCGTTGTTTGAAAATTTGTTGTTAGTGTAGAAGCTCTGACTGTTCTAGG